CCATCAATCATTTCCGAATCCATGCCGTAGCCGTTCGAGCACTTCCTCATCAGTAAGCGTGACGGCTTTGGCTACTTCCCTAATGCGTTCTGCCAGCGGGTCAACCTCTGGCGTCTTGTCTATCGTCACGTCGTTATCGGCAATCTCCACTACAAGACTCTTGGCCGCGAGGCTGGTGCGGATATCTACGCAGAGCGTCTCTATCCTTGCTAGCTCCTCCAGGATGGCCTTGTGAGCGTCAGGCGCGCCCGTGGTGGCGCTTTCAGCCTCAGGGATGGCTCCACCCTCGGACTGGCTCTCTACTGAGGGGGCTGCCAGCATCCGGGTTGCCGTCTCCAATAGCGGGTTATCGTGCTTCGACAACGCCTGGTTATCCGCGCCTACGGGGCATAGGGAGAACTCAAGCAGTTGCGCCTTAGTGATATCCTCGAAATCCGTACTGGTAGCCTCATCCGTGGCCTGTTCGCTCTTCTGTGTCTCCCAGCCTACGCTACCTGCATTGGCGAAGCCCTCGAAGTAGAGATACCTTGCAGCCATGCCGGGCATCGTCTGAGCAAACTCCACCAGGAGCATCAAACCGGTCTCGTCAATCTCCCAATCCACGGCCTTGCCCAGCGTGCGCTCCACTACGGAGTCGTAGCGGTGCGAGTCCAGGATGATCGGGTTCTTCATAAACTGCTTCATGCCCTGCTTCCATGCGGTTGGCCTTATCACCTTGAGGTCGGGGCAGAGCTGATTGGTGCTTGCCCGAAACCACATCTGGCCGCGCTCCACATCGGGGGCGTACTTGCCACTGGCCCTTATCGCAGCATCCGATATGTCGCGTCTTAGCCGCGTGCCCTGAGTGCCTTGAGGTTCTCTTTCGTCTCCCATGTCCTCGTTCCTTTCCCGCCACCTGCATAGACCTTGCGTTCCAGCCGCCGCCCGAGCCAGTCCATCCGAGCGCGTTCGCTTACCACGGGCGACATATCGCATTGACAGTTGATATCCTGCTCGGCCAAGCCGCTACCACCAGGCCGATCGAACTCGGTCCCGGCATCGCAGAGGTCGCCGCCGGGATGCACAAATGCCTGGTCAAGTGCTACCACCTGGCCGTTCATCTCGTTATGGCGTCCGTTAGGGTACTGCGAGGCAATCCATTCCTTACCCTCGACTACGCCGGACTCCTTCCAGCCGATCATCTGCGTGGTCTGTATGCCCTGCATAGTCTCGGTCATAGCAATCGTGCGAGCGCGGCCTGCCTTCGCCTCATCAAACATGGCCGTCATATCCGTGCGAATCTTGTCAGTGAGTTCCTTGAGCGTTAGCCCTTGCTCCTGCGCGTTGGAGATGATCGTCTTTAGCGCCTGCCCCGTGGTATCGTTCACGTACCGGCTCATCTCGTAGGTGTGCGCTTCCATCCACTTGACCAGCGCCGGATTGGTAAGGTCGAACGATAGCCCCAAGTCCGCCAGCGGCTCAAGGCCGTGGTCTATGCCCTCGGCGGCAGCAGCGAGTATGATCTTGCGTAAAGCCTCGCGTGTAGTCTCGGCCATCTCCGGCCCACCAAGCGCATCATCAAGGTCGTCAAGCCCACGAGCTGCGCGGCTGCCTTCAAGTGCGCCGACGCAGATAGCCTCTTGCTTATCGAACATCTCGCGTAGCCACTTACGCGCCTGCGCTTCTACCGAGTCCACGCGCCTCAGGTATGAGTTCCAACGTAGTGCCTGGGCGGGCGTATGCGTGACCCTCGTTATCGCACGCTCAGCGCGTGGTGCTTGGCCTGCTTCCGTCCCGCCCGCAGGCACCAGCATATAAGGCACCAGAATATCGTCACCGCCCTTGCGTGGCTCCAGGTTGAGATACATCTTGCGGGCCTCGTTCGGCGTGAGCACGGGGTTATTGCCGCCGGTCAGGGCCACTATCACGCGGCCCTTCGCCTCCTCATCGTCCTTGAGCGCGGCGACCTGCGAATAGTCAAACGCGCAAATGAGGTTGTCGCCGAAGTCGGGCATCAAGAACTCGGTGAAATACTCCGCTATGAGGGTGAGTTTCGGCACCATCGTGCGCTCGGCAAACACCCGCATCTCGGCCATTGCCGTTGCATAGTTGGCATTGGGCAAGCCAAGCGCCGTCTGATTGCAGCCAAAGGCCGACATGATCTCCTGCCGGTTAGTCTCGCGCTGGTTCTGCATATCCATGTCCATCGCAGTCTGCGCTAAGACGCTCGGCTCTACACCGCCATGCGCCAATGCTGTTGTGCCCGGCCCCGTCTCAGTGAGCTTGCCGCTAAAAGAGTCGTACCAGGCTTGCAGGATTGACTTCTGCTGGATGGGCATGAGGAATTGCTTGACCTTGAGATAGACCTTGGGCACGCCGCCATTACGCAGCAGGTTCTTGTTGTGCTCCTGCGCATAGAGTTCAGTCTCCATCGTCCGGCGCAACGGGCTCGTCGGTGCAAGACCATCGGTATCGGAATAGGGATTGAAGTACGGGATATAGATAATCTGCTCTGCCGGAAGCTTGCGCCGCTGGCCGCCGCCGCCGATCTCAAATGACTCGTAGAGGGCCGTACCCTTGCGGTAATTGATCTTATGCAGATAATCAGGCCGCAACGGCCAGAGCTCATCGGGTGGCTTACGGTATGTGCCCTCTGTGGATTCCTTGATGAGTATGATCTTGCCGGTGAGTTCCCCGAAGCCAAGCACCTGCTCCATGAGATTGAAACGCACATGACGCGGGTTCACCTTGCGGAGTAGCACCTGCGCCGGGTGATTGTACGCTACCGGCTGCTTGTCGTTCTCCGTCTTGCCCTTGGGCACCTGACAGACACGCAGGGGCACCATAGCACCGAACTGGCAGATAGCCCGGACGCAGGCAAAGACCCACAGCACATTGGCATAAGATTGTTGTGCTGATTTTGCTGCATCGGTCGAGAACTCCTCGCCGCCAAACAGACGCGCTACGTCGATGGTCAAGGTGCTTGGGTCGAGCGACCGCGTTGCTATGCGGAGCGCCCTGCCCACGATGCGCTTATCCAGCCATTTAGCCATCAGCTATTCTCACTTTTTCTAAGCCAGTTGAGTGTGACAACCCCCGGCGCCTGTGTTGCAAACCGCTTGTGCGTATGCACGAGATACCGCACCATGTCCGGGCCGTGATCGGCAACCTTTAGCGGCTCCTCTTTATCCGGCTTGCCCTCGGCGGTCTGCCGCCATTGGTACTCGGTCATCTCCGCATAGGTCTTGGCGACATTGGGCGAGAATGTGAGGCTCGGCTTCCCGCTTGGCCCCAGAGCCAGGAGCGCGGCTACCGTGCAGATACCATCAACCCGGTCGTCATTCGCGGCTTCCGCCGGGATGCCCGCCTCATTCAGCGCTGCAATGTTCTCCGGCCTATCAGGGCCGCAGAAGAAACGCTGTATCGCGTAGCGCGTCATAAAGTCGCGGCATTGGTCAATGATGGCCTCAAGCAGCAGGTGGCTCTGATGCAATTCCTCGAAGAAGTGATAAGCGTCATCGCCATCGACTCCAGCAACCCCGATAACACAAGGGTTGGTATAGCCCCAGTCGATAGCGCCGAAGAACCCGCCTGCCATCTCCTGGACAGGTCGCTCGATATGATGCAACTCCTCTTGGAGTACGTCGTAGATCAAGCCCTCGAAGCTGACAAAGCGGCCACGCAGTTCCTGCTCGGCAAACTTGCCGGTGTATGCGCGTTCCATCTCCTCGATGTAGCCTGGCGGCAGGTTGGCGCGGTTGGCCTCGATGTCCACGAACACGGCACCGTGATCCTGATTCTCTACGGCGAACTCTCTGCCCGTCCAGTGCTTGCGACCCTTCGGTGTCATGGTGCCCCAGCCACGGCGCTTGTCGGCGCCGGGGCCACCCCCGCTAAGGCGTGCCACCATAACCCGCCAGGCACGTTCAACCATCAAGGACGGCTCCTCGGCCCAAATCCAGTTGAGCGTAGTGCCGGTGTTGTTATCAGGCTTCTCCATCGACCGGAATATGATTTCGCCACCCTGCGCCGTAGGCAGCACGTTA